ATACGCTTCGCTACGCTACGCTTTACCTCTGCCAGCAGCATCAGCACGCAGCACAGACCCAGGGTCAGGGTCAGGATACAACACGATCCGAGCACGGCACACCAGTACATACCTCGGGATACCTCAACAATACACAGGAAAACGTACTGAAAGGTAAAAGATTATCCCTAAACCTCAAAAACAAACGGGGACTGGGTCAAATGTAAACGGGTTTATCGTTTCAATGGGCTAGTAGAAAATAGTATATAACCCCCAAGCTCTAAGTATCTAATAAAAAATTTTTTCAAAAAAAAATCTCTTTTGATCCCCAGTGCGACAATAGGTAGTTATATATTATAGTAAGAGGCTAACGTCGCATTATGAGCCTATGTAAGTAACAAGGTATACGCGTAAGTATATAAGGTATGGGAAAACAAAAACTATCGGCTAAGGGAGCGGCTACTAAAAAAGCAAGAGATATCGCTTATGCTAAGGGAATAGCTTGGAATGGTAAACCCACATCGCAGCACAAAAGAAAAGCAAAGAAAGCGGAGAATCAAAAAATTGGTCAACGCAGTACTTCAGATATACATCATGTTAAAGGTCAAGTGGGTAATACCAAAAGAGTATCGGTAGCAAGTAATAGAGACACGTTTAAAAATGGGGATCGTAAGAGAAAAAAGAAGACATCGACAAAAAAAACTAAAAAATAAAACATGGCAATAACTTTCACATATCCAATAGCAACACCTAAAGCTAGTGATCTAGTAGTAGGTACGCAAACACCGGATCCCTTATCTTCTGAAACAGATACTCCTACGAGAAACTTTACAGTGCAGTCTTTAGTAGACTTAGCAGTAGGAGGGACATATTTATCTTTAGCAGGTGGAACTATAACAGGGAACTTAGCGATAGACAGCGCTCTTACTTTAAAAGTAAATAGCGGGTTTGCTAATATTAGTACCGATGTTACTGGGACAATCTTTATTGGTAATCTAAGTGCTAGTATTAAAACTGGTTTAAACATTACGGGTGATATAACAATGCAAAGCAGTAATGCGGCTATCAATTTAACATCCCCAACCGCTGCCATCTATATGATGTCTCCAGACATGACATACTATAAAGTAACTATGGGTAATGGAGGGGTTTTTGTAATAACACAAGCATAATATAAAACATGGCTATAATAAATACTTTCCCCGTTGACCTTACGATAAACGACAAAGATGCGTGGGTGGGTTCTGACTCTTTTACTAAGTTTACTAAACAATACACAGCGGAGTCTGTAGCAGAGTACTTAAACATTAAAGGTAAGATATCTATATCTGCTCAAATGGTGTTTAAGTATTGGACAAATAATGCAGCTAATTATCCGGCTCCTGGCGCTGGAGATTTTTCTGGCCCAGCAGAGGGTTCTGCTATGATAAGCATAACTACAATGCAACTTTCTGTGGAAGATATTTCAAAGCAAGAGGTTGTTGGTTTTATGAATTACATAGTAGGTAACAATATTCTCATAAGTGAGCAGAACAGTATAAGCACTTTTGGCCACTTTAAAATAGATAGCTACACAATCAATAACCCAGATGATGGTTTTTACACATTAAACCTAACTAATATTGCAGGTAATGGTAATTTAACAGAGCTGTTATACTATGACTTTGCGGTATTTACTCTACCGACGCAAGGAACACCTACTTATGTGTTTGAGCAAGGAACGCCTGCTACAGAGTGGGGTGATGGCTCTCCTAAAGTTGTAACTCATAACTTAGGAAAATTCCCATCAATAACAGTAATAGATACAGGTGGCACGGTTGTCAACGGAGAATATACATATATAGATAATAATAACATAACACTACATTTCTCCGCGCCTTTTGCAGGGAAAGCATATTTAAACTAACAAAACATGGCAATTAATTTTTTAAATACGGTTGATCTTAATAAGAACCAGCTTAACAATGCGGCTATACAAAACCTAACTACAGATCCAGCTACTGGGGTATTAGGACAAGTATACTATAACACAGTTGATAGCGTGCTTAAAATTTGTGTAACAGCTAGTACAGCTGCTCCTACAAATGCTGTTTGGGCTAGCGTTTCAGGTGATCTTACAAGTTTAATAGAAGGCACATATATAAACATCGACAATGCTGATGGACCTATACCTACAATTAACCACGATTTAACAACTAGAACAGATACTACCTCAACGGTGAGTGCTAACGCGTTTCCAGTTGTAAATTCAGTTACAACTAATTCAACAGGGCATATTACCGCTGTCGATATAAAAACAGTAACTGTATCTGATAATAATACCACATATACATTACCTGTCACAGCGGGTACTGTTGCACCAGGTGCTCCAACAACGGGTGTAATAACCCTGACTGATAGCGATGGAGGAACTGATCCTGTTAACTTTACAGGTACAGCGGGTAGAATAGATATATCAGGCGACGCAGGAACTTCGGCTATAACGGTTAATTTAACAGATGATGTAATTATAGTCGACGATTTAACAGTCGGAGGCGAATTAGCGGTATCTGGAACTGGTACATCTAGTTTCGCGGGTATTGTTGATATGACAAATCACAAGCTTGAAAATGTTAAAACTGGTACAGTTGCAACTGACGGTGTTAACTTAGGTCAAGTAGAAACACTGGTAGCAGGGCTAGGATCTTTTCAAGGTGGATATGATGCAGCTACAAATACACCTGCTTTAAGCGGAGCTAGTAACGTTGCTGTTGGTAATGGCGATTTCTATGTAGTTACAGCTGATGGTACTTTATTTACTAAAGATTTAGAGGTTGGCGATATGGTATTTGCTAATACAAACATAGCTGTTAACAGCAGTCCTGTTGAGGCGAACTACACATATGTTATTGCGGATGCAAATATAGCAGGAAAAGGTGCAACAGATGGTGCTACTGAAAAAGGTGTTGCTGGTTTTGATTCAGCAAGCTTTGATGTAACAGCTTCTGGTTGGGTAACATTATTACCTCAAGCAAATCCTTATGGAGCTAAGCAAGTGTTAAACAATACAGCTCCTTCTTCAAGAGCAGAAGCCGGGGGACAAACAACATTTACTATAGACATTACTCAATCGGCCGAGGGAGTTACTCCTGTTTGGAAAATATTTGGAACAGGGGCTTTAGCTGAAAATGTTAAAGTAGAAGTTACGGATGCATCGGCTCCTTTTGCAACAGTTTATGCTGTTGTTTCTAGAAGTGGGTCAGCAAGTATGACAGTGGCTTTTTCAGGCACCATAGCAAATGATGCTTACCAAGTTTTATTGTCTCACATATAAAATAACTAATTAAATATAATACATGGCGTTACAATTTTTAAATGACGGGGTATTTAGCGGGGACGTAGCGGGTACGATTTTAATAGCTCAAAAAGCATCCATACCAACTAGTAATGGTAGTTTTATTGGAAGGTTAAGCTTCAACGCTTATAATTTAGGAACAACTTACTCTACTGGAGCTAATATTACCGCCGTAGCCTCTAGTGCTTGGACAAATACCAGCACGGGTACACATCTTCAATTCTCAACAACCTCTGACACAAGTGTTAACCCTGGAGCTAGAATGTTCCTTACAAGTGGGGGAGACTTAGGGGTAGGGGTTCAAGTTCCAGGGTCTAGGATTTCAATTGCCGGTTTTACAGGTTCTTATACTTCAGGTATAGGGTTTGAACCTTATGGAACAGGAGCAAGAATTTATAGGACCTTTATAGGCACAGATGGTTCTTTTAATTTAGATGACGCAACAGCTGCTGTAACAAGATTATCAATAGACACTTCAGGAAACTCAACTTTTTCTGGAAATGTAACTGCTGCTGATTTACTTACAGTAAACGGTGATGGTCATTTATTTTTAGGAGCAACAGATGAAACTCCTAAAATAGATATGTTGTATACTACTAATGCTTCAGGGCGTGGTTGGGATACAAGAATATTTACAGGTAAAACAGATGATCTGCCAAACGCTCAGGGTTTCCCGACTTCAACAATAGCAGGTGGATTTGGTACACAATACCAAGCAAACTCTGATGGAGCGTTTTTTGGTATTATACCTTATGCTACAGGTCATTATAGACCAGTAATAAATTGGGGAGATGATGTAGATGACACGCCTTTTTCTTTTCAGTTTAGTGGGACAAATATAGTGGACGTTAGTTCAACAGGAACTGTAACCGCAACAAACTTTATCGGGAGTTCTGGGGCTTTCTTGCCGCTTTCAGGTGGAACGCTTACAGGCGCTTTGACTGTACAAACGTCAGTCGCTGGATGGGCGACTCATATTGACAACAACGCTACAACTACGCCTTCTGGTTTATTAATAGATGCAGGTTCTTCTAGTACTAATTTTGCAATGTACGTAAGAAACTCGGCAACTACATCGGATTTATTTGCGATAAAAGGTAACGGAAACGTAGGTATCGGAACGGATAGTCCTGATAAGCAGTTAGAGATACTTTATCCAAGCTACATCGACAAAGATACTGTTGAAGGGTTGATTAGATTAACAGGTCAAAGTAATACGGAAAATGCAGGAGACGTACCATCAGCAGGTGTTGGTATAGAATTTTATAATAAATGGACAGGAGGCGACCCTTTTTCTATAGGTAGAATATCTGCAAGGGCGTCACAATCTTTCGATGGAGGTCTTCAATTTGATGTATCTCAAAACACAGGAGCAGGTCAAACTAACTTTATAACTGCAATGACTATTCTAGGTACAGGCAACGTAGGTATCGGAACGGATAATCCTAATAGTAAACTTACAATTGGAGCAAACGGAATTACAACATTAAACCCAACAGCTATAATTACAGATACAACTAATGGAGGTTCTTTAGTATTGAGAGGGCAATCTCCAATATTAGCTTTTGACAAGACAGGGACAGGAGTACCTAAGATATTAATGGACACAGGAGGGCTACAGTTTAAGACAGGTACATTGGATGCAGAGGGTGATATAGATATGGTTATCCTACCATCAGGAAACGTAGGTATTGGAACGGTTAGTCCTACTTCTTTATTAGAAGTTAGTCAAAATTTGTCAGCGGCTTCCACTATAGACTATCCATATACTATTTCTTCAAGAGATGATGGTAATTTAATTAACCAATTAGGAGGCGAAGGAGTTGGTATTAAATTTAGAATAGCTGGTAATGCAACAACAACACCAGGAGATAGTTTAGTAGGAGCAAGTATTGCTGCTATTAGAGAAATCGCTTCTGATACTGATTCAAGTACAGGCTTAGGATTTTTTGTTACACAAAATGATGAGACATTAGATGAGGCTGTAAGAATTGACCACGATGGCAACGTAGGTATCGGGACGGCTAGTCCTACTAGCGGTAAGCTAGTTGTTGAAAAATCCAATGCATCGGCTTTACAGAACACCTTAATATCAATAAAAAACATTAACTCGGACGATCAAACCGCCGATCAAAAAGCTGATATTGATTTTTATATAACAGATTCAAACACTAATACAGGTGTTCCAAATGCAAGAATAGGCATCGTAGGGAGCGGTGTCCCCGATCAAAATTACGAAGCTTCTGGTAGAATAGCTTTTTATACAACTACTGCAAGTCTTGCCTCTCCGGTTTTAACTGAAAGAATGCGTATAGATGAGTTTGGCAACGTCGGTATTGGGACGGATGATCCTGGGGTAAAATTAGGCCTTAGAAGGGAGTCAAACGGTAATATATTTTCAATTAACAGACCAGCAAGTAATACATCTGCTTTATATGCGGGAGTTTCAGGAAATGATACAAGTTTTTATTCTAATAACGGTGTATATAAATTAGGTATAAACAATCCTGTAGGTACAGGTGGTGAAATACCATTTATAACAATGTCCCCAACAAACAGATATACCACTTTTACAGCAGGCAACGTAGGTATCGGGGTGACTAATCCTGGTTATAAATTAACTGTTGAAGGAGCTATAGCGGTACAGGATGCTCAAAATCTATGGTTAAGAGGTGGGCGTGTTGGTTTTGAAAACACAGCTTTAAATAACGCTGCTTATATCTATAATATTGGAGCTTCAGGAAGTAGTAAATTAAATATAGCAGATAGCTTATATGTTATAGAAGCAGGCAACGTCGGTATCGGAACGGATAGTCCTGAAAATCTATTACACGTTCAGCAAGCTGGTTTATTTACAGGAATACAAACAACAGCAGGTATTAGGGTAAAATCAAGCGGAGCAAGCGCAATTGACAATTACCACGGAACTATAGCTTTATCAAGAGGTACAGGTTCTGTAGCAATTTCAGCAGTACAAGAAGCTACAGATAGTGATGTAATGGGTATGGCATTTTTTACACACCCGTCAACTACAGGAGGTGATGCTGCTGTAGAGCAAATGAGAATTGATCAGAACGGCAACGTCGGGATCGGGACTACTAGTCCTGATAGATTGCTTGAATTAAGCAAAAGTGTTCAAAACGGGCAAGGTGCAACTTTAAGATTAACCAATATTGTAGGTGGACCAGGGGCTGGTGTTGCTATTGAATTTAACGGCCCAGGGTCTCAAGGAATTCATTCTAAAATAATAACTAAAGATGCAGGAGCATTTGATTCTAATCTTATTTTTCAAACAAAAGCAACAGGATCAGCAGGAGCGTTAGCTGATAGGATGACTATTGATAACACAGGCAACGTAGGTATCGGGTCGACTAATCCCAATAGACCGTTAACAATACAGACCAATGATTCTAGCTGGGGCTCTATGAGAATTTATAGAGATTCTGCGACGCTAGGTGAAACAGGAATAGGATTTTTCGGAACATCAACACAAGCAACAAATCAAGCGTGGGTTATTGGAGAAGGAGGCTGGGGAAATATAGGAGATTTTACCATTGGAAACGAAAACGGAGGAGCAGGCGGAAATGTTAGAATGCTTATACAGAGAGACGGCAACGTAGGTATCGGAACGGAAAGTCCTGATAGAAAATTAACTATTCAGGGTGCTGACGATGGTAATATGCAGTTAAGATTGATGGGTACTGCTTCTCAAACAAGTTATTGGGAACTAGGTAGAGAGTCTTCGTCTACAGGTCAGTTTCGATTTAAAGCATCAAGAAATGGTACGATAATTACGCCTATGGTTATTGATGATGTAAACGGCTACGTAGGTATCGGAACGGATAGTCCAGGCACTAAGCTTTACGTAGATGGCGGTGAATCAACATTTAATAGAGGTAACTCAGCAGGCACTATCGCTACATTTAGAGGACAAAACGCCATTAAAGCTGTTATAGGGACAGCTACATCTTATTTTACAAGCTACGTAGGAATTGATCAAACTAACCCTACTAATCAGTTACACGTGCATACAGATACTGACAACGCTTATGCTATAAGAATAGAGGGTAGTACAAATAACGAAGCGGGGGTTTGGACTGGATTAGGTATTGGAGGAGAATCTACTAATACTAAATCAGCACTTTTATTCGAGGATATAGGGGATAGTTATGCAAGAGGTAAATTGCATTTATGTGTTAATAATGAATTAAATCAAAATAGTGCAACACCTGCGGATGCTAAATTAACAGTAAGTAATAACGGCAACGTAGGTATCGGAACGGTTAGTCCTACACAGGCTAAACTTTGTGTAAGTGGATCAACTTTCCAGACAGGTGATTTATTATTATCTCACTCAAACACGTATTCTCCTGAAATTAAAATGACCAACGACACTCATACTATAGGTATTGACTACCAAAACAATGAGGCATTAAGGTTTATTACTAGATCAGGTGTAACCACCGTACCTATTACTTTTCAAATGAGAGCTGGTACTATAACAGCAACCAATTTCATATTGTCTTCAGATGAAAGAAAAAAGACTAAAGTAAAAGATTTATCAAGAGACAGTATAAGTGTTAATTGGAAGTCTTTTGAAATGAAAGAAAATGAAGGAGAGTATAGGGCTGGTGTAATAGCTCAGGAGCTAGAAGAAAAGCATCCAGAGTTTGTAAGAACAGATGACGAAGGAATGAAGTCTGTTGCTTATATAGATTTATTAATAGCTAAAATTGCTGAGTTAGAGGCAAGGTTAGAAAAAGCAGGGATATAATGGCGGTACCAGATACTAATACTTTTAATTTAAGGGATGTTACAGATGAATTCGGGTTGGAGAATGGAGACGGTTTGATTGATTGCTTTAATGATGCAAGCTCTGGTAGTTTTGATAGTAGTCATAATCCTAATTCTGACGGAACAAATAACAATCTTTTAAATTTTAGGAACTATGGCACACAAACCTTATATGGATATTCAATAAAATTTGGAACTGATGTAGATACCGCTTGTGCATCAAATACTAGTGTTAATGTATGGCAATACTCTATTTCATTTAACCTTACTGATACTATGTATTCAAATTCATCAGCATCTGCTTTCGCTCCAGCTAATTGGTATAGAAATCCATACAACCAATCTATAAGGTATTGGAATGGTTCTGGTTGGGTAAGTGGTATAACAAATTGCTAAAATAAATAAATAAATAAATAAATTATGATTAATTACGATTGGAATTGTAGAACAGTAGACGCTCGCCCTTTAGAGGACGGGGAAACAGATGTAGTATATAATGTTCACTGGAGAGTGACGGGAACATCAGATCAAACAAACCCTGAAGGAAATGCTTATTCAGCTGGTAATATTGGTACACAAACCGTAATTTGGAATCCAGAAGGTACATTTATACCTTTTAAAGATTTGACTAACGAAATAGTAGTTGAATGGACACAGGCTGCAATGGGTGAAGAGCAAGTTACTGGTATTGAAACAAGTATTGCTAGCCAGATAGAAAGTCTTATACACCCAACCTCAGTAACCTTAACTATTGGAGAGCCCGTACCTCCAGCAGAATAAAAAAGGTAAAATTTACTTAAATCACGTAATAATAAACCTAGGTAGGCTAAGGCGTACTAAGTAATAAAATATAATCTAATTAAATAAACATGTCAAACCAAATTGTTAAGAACCTTGCCTTTGGCGAGGAAGCTAAAAACAACGTATTTAAAGGTATAGAAAAACTCACAAAAGCCGTTAGCTCTACCTTAGGGGCTAGTGGTAAATGTGTGTTGCTAGAAAACGAGTTAGGTCGACCTGTTATAACCAAAGATGGTGTAACGGTCGCAAATTCAATAACACTTAGAGATCCTATTGAGAATATGGGTGCAACGCTTCTAAAGGAAGCAGCTAGGCAAACTGTGAAAGAAGCTGGAGATGGAACCACAACAGCTACAGTCTTAGCACACTCAATATTATTAGAAGCATATGCTGCAAGTAATAGCGGATCTAGGGAAATGAAAGAAGGTATTGAATCAGCTACCAAAAAAGTAATTGCATATTTAGAAAAGCTAGCAGTACCTGTTGAAGGGGATATGGTAAATCATGTTGCAACAATTTCTTCTAACAATGACAAGGAACTTGGTAATGTCATTGCTGAAGCTTTTAAACAAGTAGGCAAGAATGGGGTTGTTACTATGGAGGTTTCAAACGATAGCGAAACAAGTTACGAAGTAATAAATGGGGCTACAATAGATAAACCTTTAAAAAACTTTCACTTTATTACAGACGAAAGTAAAAAAGAAGCTGTACTTGAAAATCCATTAGTATTACTAGTCGAAAACAAAATAGAGAACATACGTAAAATTCAAAGCGTTTTAGAGTATGTTATAAAAAACAACGAGCCTTTATTAATTATTGGCGAAGCGGACGAACAAGTCGTATCTGCTTTAGCTATGAATAAAATGAAAGGTAATATTAAGGTCAATATCATTGACACTCCTGACTTTGGAATATACAGAAAAGAAAAGCTTCAAGATTTAGCTCTACTAACAGGTGCTACGGTCGTAAATGAAGACCTTGGTGACGACTTAGATATGATAGAGGTAGAAATGCTAGGAAAGTGTTTAAAGTCCATTACAAACGACCAGGAGACCATTATACAAGTAGGTGACACTTCTATTGAGGTACAAGAAGTTATCGATTCTATACAAGATGACATTAAAAAAGAAACTTTACCAGGCAAGCTTAATAGATTAGAAAAAAGATTAGGTTTATTATCTTGTAAAGTAGCTGTTATAAAAGTAGGTGCAAGTTCAGAGGTTGAGCTTAAAGAAAAGCAAGATAGAGTTGAAGATGCAATGTGTGCTACAAAAGCCGCTATTAAAGAAGGTATTGTACCAGGTGGTGGAATTGCTTTGTTAAATGCTTCTACTTACGTTAAGCCAAGCAACAATAACGAACAGGTTTTATTAGAAGCTATTAAAGCTCCTTATTTAACTATACTTAAAAACGCTGGTTTAGAAGAAGTATATCCAAAAGGAAAAGGTAAAGGGATTAATGTAGTTACCGGTAAAGACGTTAATATGATTAAGTCTGGTATTATTGATCCTTTACTAGTTACTAAAAGCGCATTAAAAAATGCAGCATCAGTAGCTACAACTATATTGTCAACAGATTGTGTAATCAACAACTTAAGAGTAGAAGATGAAAGCAATAGGTAGAAACTTAATAATAAAAATCATTAAAGAAACAACTACCAAGACAAAAGGTGGTTTAATACTTAATGAAAAAAGTAGAGAAGATATAAGATATCGCAAAGCTACTATTGTATCAGTTGGTACAGACGTTGAAGGTGTAAATGAAGATGATGTAATATACTACGACAAAACAGCTGGACACGGAATAGAAATAGATAATGAAAAACTACACGTTATAAAGAATCAAGACGTAGTAGTGGTATTATGAAACGATTAGAAGCAAGGGATATTAAAGATATGAACTTGCTAAAACATTATCGTGTTATACGTAAATGGGCATGCAGAAATAACAGTTTAAACGATGCAGATCTTGAACTACTTATTTATTTTGATTGTATGGAATTTTTTACTAAGCATGATTTTAAAATAGGTACATACGCTTATAGCTGGGATAATAGACGATGGAATAGGTTACTAAAAGAGGGATGGATTGTAGTGTGGAGAACACGAAATAGAACCACCCAAAAATATAACATATATAAAGTATCCTTTAAGTGTAAACAGCTAATAAGCAAAATGTATCGAATAATGTTAGGGGAAGAAGATATACCTTCTAGCGAAAAAAGAAACAGTATTATGCGTGGTAAAACTTATACGGATAAAGTTTTACAAACAGCAATATATAACGTTAATAAAGATAAAAATAGATAATTATGTTTGGAGCAGCAATAGGAGCATTTAGTGGAGGTAATGGAGGCAGCGGAAGCGGCTCTACAATGGATATGCAGGGGTGGATGAGTCAAGGTGGTAGTCCTTTCGATGTAAAAGGAATGATGGAATGGTCCGCTAACCAAAACGCAGCGCAACAAGGAGGCGTCGGAGCAGCTAATTCAGGACCAAACGTTCCCATGTCTGATTCCTATAACGCAGCCGCGTCATCACCTGTTTTTCCCCCTGCAGCACAAGACCAAGCGGCCGCTGTATTTGGAAGCAATAATGAAAGACAAGGTTCTACATCTGGGTTTAAACAAGAACTTAAAGAAAAAATAATAGGTGACTTAAATTCATTATAACACTATGAGGGAGATAAACAAAATAATAGTGCATTGCACTGCTACTCCTGAAAATAGAGTTGTTACTGTTGAAGATGTACGTGAGTGGCATAAGGCAAAAGGTTGGAGCGATATTGGTTATCATATAATGATTTACTTAGACGGGACTGTTCATGAAGGTAGACCTATCGAAAGAAGTGGTGCTCATTGCAAAGGTCAGAACAAAAACTCTATAGGTATCGCTTACGTTGGAGGCGTTGATAAAGCTATGAACCCTAAAGACACTCGCACGGAATGTCAAAAAGAAGCTTTGTGTAATATACTAGAACATTATAAAACTAAATACCCAAAGGTAGAAATATTTGGTCATAGGGATTTTTCTTCGAAAGCGTGCCCTAGTTTTGATGCTACAAAAGAATACGAAAACATAACTAACATGTGGTAATATGAAAAAGAAAAAGAAAACCCCTTGTTGGGACTCTCACAAAATGGTGGGATTAAAAATGAAGTCAGGTAGAAAGGTACCTAATTGTGTACCTAAAAAGAAAACACGTAAAAAATAAATATTATGCCAAAAGTAGGAAAAAAGAAATTTGCATACACAGCTAAAGGGAAAGCAGATGCAAAAGCTTATGCTAAAAAAACTAAAAAAGTAGTTGTTAAAAAAAAAAGTAAATACTAAAAAACCTTGCGGTTGTAAACACTGATAATTATGGCAACGCCTAGAAAAGGAAAAGCGAAAGTAAAAATAACAGCGTCCGGTAAAAAAGTAAGTTACGGACAAGCTGGGTCAGCTAAAAGCGGAGGACCTCGCGTTAGACCAGGTACCAGTAAAGGGGATAGCTATTGTGCTAGAAGCTTAGGGATAAAAAAAGGATTAAGCAAAAAGAAGCAAAACGATCCTAATACTCCAAACAATCTGTCTAGAAAAAGATGGAAGTGCTCTGGAGCTAAATCTAAAAAATAAATATTAATATATGAATTGGCTAAGCAGATTATTAGGTAGCGGGACAAAAGGATTAGGTAGTTTAGCTAAAGATATTAGAGAGGCTATCAAGGGTAAAGAATTAGATCCTAACAAGCAGCTTGATATTGCAGCTAAGTTAGCAGAGGTACAAACTAAAATCAATGTAGCAGAAGCTACTCACAGATCTGTATTTGTTGCAGGCTGGAGACCTTTTGTAGGCTGGGTTTGCGGTTTTGGATTATTATATGCAGTATTATTAGAACCTATGCTTAGGTTTATATTCACAGTAAACGGGTGGGATTCAACTTTCCCTATTATAGATACCACTATTACAATGCAAGTTCTATTTGGAATGTTAGGATTAGCAGGTTTTAGATCATACGAAAAGAAAAACAATTTAACAAAATAACAAACAAAAAATGGGAAAGTATTTTAACTTAGAACAAGAAACAAAAGTAATCTGTAGAAATGCAAAAGCAGTAACTAAAAGTGACACAAATTTTACAGAAGCATTTGTACCCAGAGGAGAAGCAGCTTTATATGTAGGCGGTGCAGGGGATGTGCACGTTAGAATGGCTGGAGACGATAGTGACGCAACTGTAGTTTTCAAAGCGGTTCCCGCGGGTTCATTTTTACGTATAGTAGTAAAAGCTGTGCTGGTTGCAACAACAGCTACTGAAATTTTAGCTATAAATTAATATTCATATGACCGTAGAAGATTTAAAAATTTACAGCATTAACGGATTTACACTCGGAATATCAATGACTAGTCTAGATAACATTCTAAAAATATCATTGTTAATAGTTACCATAGGGTATACAATAAATAAATGGTATCTATTAACCAAAAAAGATAAAGACTCTAAAAACTAAAATTCCTGTATTACAGGTAACTATAACTTAAGAAACAATTAATTAATCAAATTAAACTAAATTAAATTATGAGTAAGATTACAAAAGAACAACTAGAAACTATTACTACGCAAAAAAGAAAATCAGATGACCTTATCATTAACTTAGGAATGCTAGAAGCTAAGAAGCATGAATTACTGCATACATTTGCTCAGGTTAGTGCGGAGTTAGAGGATACTAAGAAAGATCTAGAAAGCGAGTACGGTAAAGTAAATATTGATTTACAAACTGGAGAATACACAGAAGTTGAAGATGAGCAAGATAGTTAGAAAAATAAGTATAGGCTCAGATTATAAAAGCGATGCAATGCATTATTCTGTAGGTCAAACCGTATATGGTGGCCACGAAATAACTGCAATACTCCTTGACGAAAATGACGCCTCTTATAACATCTACATACAAAAAAACAACGAGACTATGCCATGGAAGAAATTTAATTCTAACATGGCTATATCCGTTGAATATGATTTAGAGTATTAATGAATAGTCTTGGTCAATTTATTGTTAAGCCTTTAAATGATCGGTATAATAATAAAATAAAAGTAGGTGATAAGGATCTAATTACTAATACTCAAGTAGAGGATTGGAGATCTGTTAGCAAAGAAGCTATTGTTGTTTCAGTGCCTTCTGCTTTTAAAACAGATATAAAACCAGGTGATAAAGTAATACTGCATCACAATATATTTAGAAGATGGTACGATATTAGAGGTCTTGAAAGAAATGGTTCTACATTTTTTAAAGAAGATTTGTTTTTCGCAAACTCTGATCAAATATATATGTACAAAAGAAACGATACTTGGTATGCTAATATGGAATACTGCTTTGTGTCGCCTATTGTTGAAACAGACGTTTTAAAGAACCAAAAAGAAAAAGAACTTATTGGTATACTAAAATACGGTAACAAGTCCTTAAAAGACGCTAAAATACTACCTGGTGATTTAATTGGGTTTAAACCTAACTCTGAATTCGAGTTTGTTTTTGAAGACAAGCGTTTATATTGTATGAAATCAAATGATATTGTAATTAAATATGAATACAAAGGAGACGAAGAAGAGTATAATCCTAGCTGGGCACATAGCCGTTGAGGAATTAATTAAAGTGGCTAAAGAAGCTATTGTAGATTCAGAAGAAGATTTATCAGCAGATAAACTTAAAAATGCTGCTGCCACTAAAAAACTAGCTATATTCGATGCTTTTGAAATATTAGCTAGATTAGAAGAGGAAGAGGAAAGGTTAGAAGATAAACCTAAAGAAGAGAAGAAACAAGCTTTCAAAGGCTTCGCTGAAGGAAGATCAAAATAATGTATAAGCAATCATTATATAAAGTAAATACTGATCATATAAAACCGCAAGTTATAAAGCGGATGAATAGGTATAAAAAATGGGAGTATGGTTATAATGCTGAGCATGACGTTGTGGTTATTAGCAAAACTGGAAAAATTGGAGAAATATATACTATCCAAGATCTTAACATCGCTCTACCTGAAGAACCAAAAAATATACAAAAGCGTTCAGCTAAGAAAGAAGAACAGTATTGGAGCAAGCTAGAATACCCTAAAGAGCTAGCGAAAATAAAAAGTGTTTTTGATTGGGAAAAATACCCAAATGACTTTAAAGAAAAGTGGTACGAATATATAGATAAAGAATTTGAAAAAAGAGAACAAGGTTTTTGGTTTTATAACAACGGTAAGCCTACTTATATCACTGGTACTCATTACATGTACTTGCAGTGGTCCAAAATTGATGTTGGGAACGCAGACTTTAGGGAATCAAACAGATTATTCTTTATATTCTGGGAGGCTTGCAAGTCCGACAAAAGATGTTATGGTATGTCATATCTCAAGAATAGACGTTCTGGATTTTCATTCATGGCGTCTGGGGAGACAGTCAATATGGCTACCATATCAACGGATTCACGGTTTGGAATATTGTCCAAATCTGGAGCCGATGCGAAAAAAATGTTTACAGATAAGGTTGTACCCATATCGAGTAACTACCCGTTCTTCTTTAAACCAATCCAAGACGGTATGGACAGGCCGAAAACAGAGCTTGCCTATAGAATCCCCGCGTCCAGGCTTACCAGGAGAAAGCTTAACGAAGGTGAAACTGAAGAAGAATTAGAAGGACTAGATACAACTATTGACTGGAAAAACACAGGAGATAACTCCTATGATGGAGAAAAATTAAAACTATTAGTACACGATGAAAGTGGAAAATGGGAAAGACCTGACAATATATTAAACAACTGGAGGGTTACAAAAACGTGCTTAAGATTAGGTAGTAAGATAGTAGGTAAGTGTATGATGGGTTCAACATCAAATGCTTTAGAAAAAGGAGGTAATAATTTTAAACAGTTATACTATAATTCAGATGTTAATAAAAGAAACCGCAACGGACAGACTAGTTCAGGACTCTATTCTTTGTTCATACCTATGGAATGGAACTACGAAGGATACATTGATGCTTTTGGATTACCTGTATTTGACACGCCAAAAAAACCTGTAGCAGGAGTTGATGGAGAATTAATTGATTTGGGTGTTATAGAGCATTGGAACAATGAAGTTGATGGATTAAAAGATGATCAAGATGGTTTGAACGAATACTATCGCCAGTTTCCAAGAACAGAAAAGCACGCATTTAGAGACGAAGCTAAAGAGTCTATTTTTAATCTTACTAAAATATACGAGCAAGTAGATTATAATGAAGATTTAAAAAACACCTCTGTAGTAACAACAGGTAGCTTCTCCTGGGCAAATGGAATGAAAGACACCAAAGTAGTATTTCATCCTAATAAGGATGGTAGATTTAAAGTGTCTTGGGTTCCTCAATTTAATTTGCAAAATAAAGTTATAGTAAAAAACGGTATTAAATATCCAGGTAATGATCACATGGGTGCATTTGGATGTGACAGTTATGATATATCAGGTACTGTTGATAAAAGAGGATCCAACGGTGCTTTGCACGGCTTAACTAAATTTAGTATGGAAGATGCTCCTCCAAATTGTTTTTTCTTAGAGTATATAGCGCGGCCTCAAACTGCTGAAATGTTTTTTGAAGACGTATTGATGGCGTGTATATTTTATGGTATGCCTTTACTTTGCGAAAATAACAAACCTAGATTACTATATCATTTTAAAAGAAGAGGTTACAGAGGGTTTAGTATGAATAGACCAGATAAGGTTTGGAACAAACTATCAGTTACCGAAAGAGAAATAGGTGGAATACCTAACTCTAGTGAGGATATAAAGCAAGCTCACGCTGCGGCAATCGAATCTTATATAGAATCACACGTTGGTTACAACGGAGAAACGTATGGCAATATGTATATGCAACGAACATTAGAAGATTGGGCTAAGTTTAATATAAACAATAGAACAAAACACGATGCTTCTATTAGTTCAGGATTGGCAATTATGGCTTGTAATAAAAATAGGTATACGCCTGTGGCTGTTAGAGAACGTAAAGCTATAACTTTACCTTTTAAGAAATATGATAATAAAGGATTTACTTCGCAAATAATAAAATAAATGATAGAAACTAATTATAATAGCTCTTTTCCTAGTCAAACTGTTAGTGACGAAGAAAAAGCCAGTTCAGAATACGGCTTACAAGTAGCTAGGGCTATAGAACACGAATGGTTTGGAAGTTCTAGATCATCACAAAATCGGTTTTCGTCTAATTACGGTGCTTTTCACCAGCTTAGATTATATGCTAGGGGAGAACAATCTATTCAAAAATATAAAGATGAGTTGTCTATAAACGGTGATTTATCTTATCTTAATTTAGATTGGAAGCCAGTACCTATCATTCCTAAGTTTGTGGATATTGTTGTAAACGGTATGTCCCAAAAAACATACGATATAAAAGCTTACGCTCAAGATCCAGAGTCTAGTAAGAAAAGAACAGATTACGTTTCGGCTATTGTAGCTGATATGCGTACTAAAGAGTTCAATGAGGAAATGATGGCTAAATTGGGAATGGATACTTACAATGTTGAGAATCCAGATATGCTTCCTGAAAATGAAAACCAACTAGCTCTTCACATGCAGCTTGACTATAAGCAAAACATAGAAATAGCTCAAGAAGAAATAATAAACAACGTTTTAGATAACAATAAATATACTTTAACTAAGCGTAGGTTAGACTACGATTTAACAGTTATAGGTATTGCTGCTACTAAAACTAATTTTAATAAATCAGAAGGAATTACAGTTGATTATGTAGACCCTGCAAATATAGTTTACTCTTACACAGAAGATCCTAACTTTGAAGATTTATATTATGTAGGTGAAGCGAAAGAAGTAACGCTTGCTGAGGTTGCAAAAGAATTCCCATCGTTAAGCAATGAGGAGCTAAAAGATATAGAAAAAATGTCAAGTTCACGTAACTATACAAGTGGATATAGTAGCAATGACGACGAAAAAGTTTCTTTAATGTATTTTGAATACAAGACTTATATGAACCAAGTCTTTAAAATTAAAAAAACAGATCAAGGGCTTGAAAAAGCAATTGAAAAATCAGACAGTTTTAATCCACCTGAAAACGATTCGTTTAAAAAAGTATTTAGAACTATAGAGGTTTTATATACAGGTGTTAAGCTTTTAGGCCATAATAAAATGTTGAAGTGGGAAATGTCTGAAAATATGACAAGACCATTTGCAGACACCACTAAGGTGGCTATGAATTATTCTATTTGTGCACCTAAAATATATAAAGGTAAAATAGAGTCTTTAGTTAGTCGTATAACAGGTTTCGCTGATATGATTCAATTAACTCATTTGAAGCTGCAACAAGTTATGTCTAGAATAGTACCAGATGGTGTATTTTTAGATATGGATGGTTTAGCTGAAGTTGATCTTGGTAACGGCACATCTTACAATCCAGCCGAAGCATTAAACATGTATTTCCAAACAGGTAGTGTTGTTGGTAGATCTTTAACACAAGACGGTGATTTAAACAGGGGGAAAATACCTGTGCAAGAGTTATCTTCGTCATCAGGTCAAGGAAAGATTTCAGCTCTTATAAATACTTACCAGTATTACTTACAAATGATAAGGGATGTAACGGGATTGAATGAAGCGAGAGATGGTAGTCAACCGGATAAGAATTCATTAGTAGGGCTTCAGAAGATGGCCGCTAACGCGTCTAACGTAGCTACTAGACATATATTACAAGCTGGTTTATATTTAACGCTTAAAACGTGTGAAAACGTTTCGTTAAAAATAGCAGACTTATTAGAGTTTCCTTTAACTCGTAATTCTATGAATAATAGTGTATCCATATACAACGCTGAAATATTAGATGAAATAGATACTTTAAATTTGCATGACTTTGGTATTTATCTAGAGTTAGAACCAGATGAAGAGGCTCAGCAGCAGTTGGAACAAAACATACAGATAGCATTACAATCAGGAGGTATTAACTTAGAGGACGCTATTGACATTCGTCAAATTAAAAATATTAAATTAGCTAACGAATCTATTAAGTTTAGAAGACAGAAAAAAGAAGAAAGCGATAAAGCTGCTCAGTTGGCAAATATACAAGCTCAAGCAGAAGCAAACGCTAAAGCATCAGAAGCTGCAGCAATGGCGGAAGTGCAAAAGCAACAAGCTTTATCACAGACTAAAATACAAGTAGAGCAATCGAAATCTCAGTTTGACATACAGAAGATGCAGATGGAAGCGGAAATTAAAAAGCAATTAATGGAAGTTGAATTCCAGTACAATATGCAACTAGCTCAAGCTCAATCTGGCACAAAACAAAGTGACGAAAAGTATAAAGAAGATCGTAAAGACGATAGAACAAAAATACAAGCGACTCAACAAAGCGAGTTAATTGATCAAAGAAAAAATGATTCTTTACCAAAGAATTTTGAATCTGCAGGGTTTGACAACCTCGGTGGATTTGGCCTAGAACAATTTGAACCTAGGTGATAACTATTTACTAATTTTATAATATCATATCATGTCAGAAACAATTAAAGTGGATCTTAGAGACGGTCCTAAAGTAGAAGTAGACAACGTTACTAAAGTTGACTTGTCTGAATCAGTTACTCCAGTGGAAGAGGTAGTTGAGGAAACAGTTGAAGAAGTAGTTGCAGAAGTAGTTGCGGATCCAGAAGAAGTAATCACTATAAACGAAGTTGCAGAAACTGAAGTTATAGCGGAAGTAGAAAAAATTATTGAGTCTACACCAAAAGCAGATTTACCTGAAAACGTAGAAAAGCTAGTAGATTTTATGAAAGAAACCGGTGGAACCGTACAAGATTACGTTAGGTTAAACGCAGATTATAGCAAAGTAGATTCAGATACGTTGTTAAGAGAGTATTACAAACAAACAAAATCACATTTAGATAACACTGAGATTGATTTCTTAATGGAAGACAAGTTTGATTTTGATGAAGATATTGATGAGGAGCGAGACATCCGCAAAAAGAAACTCGCAAAAAAAGAAGAGGTTGCAGAAGCAAAGAATTTTTTAGAAGGTCTGAAAGACAAATATTATTCGGAAATCAAGTTGAGACCCGGATCGTCACCAGAACAAGATAAAGCTTCAGAGTTTTTCAACCGCTACAATGAGAATCAAAAAGTAGCAGAGCAACAGCATTCAACATTTAAAGAAAGCACTAAACAAATGTTTACACAGGATTTCAAAGGTTTTGATTTCAAATTAGGTGAAAAGACATTTAGATACGGCGTTCAAAATGTAGAAAAAGTTGCAGAGAACCAATCTAACATTAACAACCTTATTGGGAAGTTCCTAAATGACAAAGGTGAAGTAACAGATACGAAAGGTTATCACAAAGCTATTTATGCTGCAGAAAACGCGGATACTATCGCAAAACACTTTTACGAGCAAGGCAAGGCTGATGCAGTAAAAGAAGTAGTAGCGAAATCCAAAAATGTTAGTTCAGAAGCGAGGTCGACTGCGCCGTCTGAAGTTAGTATTGGAGGATTTAAAGTAAAAGCAATTAGTGGTGTTGATTCCTCAAAATTAAGAATTAAAAAAACATTTAATAATTAACATTAAAACATTTTATTATGGCATTAACAGGTGGATCGGGTTTAACACCCTTCGCAAAAAAATCGGTATTATCAGAAAACTATATCGACTTTACAAGTGCAGATGCGGATAGCGCAAACTGGGCACAACAATACATTCCAGAAGTTTACGAAGCGGAAGTTGAAAGATACGGAAACAGAACTATTGGAGGATTTTTAAAAATGGTAGGAGCTGAAATTCCTATGACGTCTGATCAAGTAGTTTGGTCTGAACAAAATAGATTGCATGTTTCTTACACGGGACTTACTCTTACAAACTTAGGTGCTCTAGCAGCGCTTCCAACAAACAACGTAATTGGTGTAGGACAAACTTTATTAGTTATCAAGGCTGATGGTTCTGCTTCTGCAAAAGCTTACGTTTCTGCAATTACAAACGGAACTACTGTAGCTATTAAAGGTTACTCTAATAGTGTTGCTGAATTATTTGCTTTAGTTGGTGCAACTGGAGTTAAAATATTTGTTTATGGTTCTGAATACAAAAAAGGTACTGATACAACAGCTGTATCTATTGAGCCTTCTTTCACTCAGTTCTCTAACAAGCCAATTATTATTAAAGACAAGTACGAAGTAAGTGGTTCTGATGCATCTCAAATTGGATGGGTTGAAGTAACTACTGAAGGTGGAGATTCTGGATATTTATGGTATTTAAAAGGTGAAGGAGAAACTAGATTACGTTTCGAAGATTACTTAGAAATGGCTGTAGTTGAAGGAGAAAAGAAATCTGGTAACGGAGACACTCCAGCTGGAATTGATGGTACTGAAGGTTTATTTGCTGCTGTAAGTGGTAGAGGACAAGTTGATAGCGCGTATGGAGGAAACTTATCTTCTTTTGACGCTATTCTTAAAGGACTAGACAAAGAGGGGGCTATCGAAGAAAACATGCTTTTCTTAAATAGAACTACTGCTTTAGCTTTTGATGATATGTTAGCTGGATTAGACGGTGGAAACACAGGAGCTGGATCTGCTTACGGTGTATTTAACAACGATCAGCAAATGGCATTAAACTTAGGTTTTTCTGGTTTCAGACGTGGATCTTATGATTTCTACAAAACTGACTGGAAATACTTAAACGACGCTTCTACTAGAGGATTGGCTGCAGATGC